ACGACCTTTGAAGGCGCCAAAACTATAGGATTGTCCAAAGAGTTGTTATGGGAACGTCTATTATTTTTGATGTCGCTTGACGGGGGCGCCCCGCTATCAAATCTTTGCCATAACATAAGGCACACGGATGATACACTAACGTGCTCAAATGAATATTCAAAAATTGCAGAGATAAAATTTAACGAATGCTTTTATTTTGGAGATCATCAAAGCTCAGGATTTGTTAACCAAAAAGGACTTGACGAAGATAATTACATATGCTATGATTATATTGCGTTTAATAGAGGCGGTAAGCACGATGTTGACCACATTCAAACAGGAGATGATTTTGTCAATGAGATTTGGTTTTATCCTTCCGACCGTATTGATGGAAATACTCCTGTTAAAGATGCTTGTGCTGTCTCAGTGTTAGCACAAGGTCATTTAATGGATTTTGATTATTCAGAAACAATGGCGAGATTTAAAACTATTCACGAAATGAAACAAAGAGGAATGAAAGGACCGTTTGCCCATGACTACACCACAGCAGGAAACCCGAAACATTACAAATTTAGAACAACTAGCATACACCGCAAAACGCATAAGCAATCAAATAAATGCGAGTCGCAAGCCAGTAATATTGAAATTCCAGAAATTGGCGAGCAAGATTTACTCAAAGATTTACCGGAAGCTTGTATGGCCTACGATAGATTTTTGAGGCATTGGTGAGTCGTCCAAAGTTACATTTAGCCGGCATAATACCAGTTGCAAATCTTAAAACTGACTTTAATTTAATAACGCCCGATGTGTTAACACCAATAACTGCTGGTTTTACGGCGATTCAAAAGTCTGTATTTGAGTGTGCCATGGCTGGTTGCAATACCATATGGATCGTTGCTAACGACGATCTGGCACCTGTTGTGCGTGAGGTGGTTGGCGAATGGATATATGATCCTGTATACTATTCGCGGCCCAGTAGATTTAGCTCGGAGGAAAGGAAAGAGATACCTATTTATTACGTTCCTGTTCATCCGAAGGATCGTGATCGTCGCGATTCTTATGGATGGTCAGTTTTATATGGTGCACACTCCGCTTGGAGAGTAGCATCTAGGATATCGCGATGGATAATTCCAGATAAGTATTATGTATCTTTCCCAATGTCGGCATATAATGTATACAGCATACGAGAACACAGACAACTTATCGCCCATAAGGAAAACAACTTTTTTCTAAGTCATGACGGCGATACAATCAAAGATAATATATCAATAGCATTTACATTTACAGGAGAAGACTTTAAACAATGCAGACGTTCGGTAAACAAACAAACAACAAGGGAGTTTTTACCCCCTTTACCCGGAGAACAATATCCCTCCCAGAAGAGACCATTAAACGAAAGGTGGAGCGCTCGCCATTTCGATTTCCAAACGATATTCGAACGCGTGAGCGAGAAAAATGCGAAAACGATTAATCTTGATTGGCATTACGATATTTCTAATTGGTGTGGATATAGGGATTTTCTTGCATCAGATTTTTGTATAGAAAAGCCCCCAGATCACTTGACAAAGCCTCACAAATACGTTAAAATACCATATAAGGAAAGTGAAAAATGAGAAAAGCATTTCGATGGGTTTGGCATCGCCTTAAGCACAAGCTTACGCATTTTCGGCCATCTCGTTTAATGGATGTCTTAAAAGAGCATGGAATTGCTTTAGTCATCATCATTGTGGGCTGGGAAATCATCGAAGACGTAATATTTCCTGTGCTCTTCATTTGGCTCGGCCACAATGTTAACCCCTGGTTTATAACAGGCGCCCCCATTAGTTGGTTAATGTGTCTTCACCCAATAGCCGTTCCCATCATTTGGGGTATCTGGATTAAACTTTCAAGGAGAAAGAAATGAATCGAATAGATTCTAAAATTAAGTTCGTTGGTTTACATGCCCACAGTGTTGCGGGCTCTATTTTTGATGCTGTAGGATACCCACAGGCCCACATGGACTTTGCGTATGAGAATGGCAGTGATGCGTTAGCATTGACAGATCACGGCAACATGAACGGCCTTGCTTATCAGGTACTTCACGCAAAGAACATGAAAGCTGAGGGCAAGGACTTTAAGCCCATCTTTGGGTGCGAAGCATACTTCACGCCATCCATTGCAGAATGGCGAGAGGCATACGATAAGGCCATGGAAGACAAGAAGCGCGCGCGCTCTATTAAGAAAGACGAGCAATCCGGCGCCACCGTTGAAGACGAAGGTAACAGCAAAAAGACGCAAGATATTCTGCGCCGACGCCGACATCTCATTCTAATAGCACAGAACCAGACCGGTCTTAACAACTTATTTAAGCTTGTATCAGAGAGTTACAAGGCAGAGAACTTCTATCGTTACCCTCGCATTGACTACGCTCTCTTAGAGAAGCACAACGAGGGTATCATCGCTGCATCAGCATGCTTGGGCGGTGTATACGCCGGCAACTACTGGGAGAACCGAGAGGAAGGTGATGAGGCCGTTCTAGAGGCAATGCGCGAGTCTACGCGCCGCATGGTAAGCATTTTCGGTGACCGGTGGTATGCCGAGATTCAGTGGAACAATATCAAGGAGCAACATGAACTAAATCAATACATTATTCAGGTCGCCGAAGAATTCGGTGTCAAGCTGATCACGACAGCCGACAGTCACTATCCCAATCCTGATGCCTGGAAGGACCGCGAGCTTTATAAGCGCCTTGGGTGGCTTGGCAAAGGGCGCCCCTCCTGGGCCGATGAGGAGTCACAACTTCCTGCTGGCGTTGAAGAGATCGGATATGAGTTGTACCCAAAGAATGGCGATCAAATGTGGGCTAGTTACCAACAATATGCAGAATCGTGCGGCTTTGAATACGATGATGCTGTTATTTTAGAGAGCATTGAAGAGACGCATCGAATTGCTTTTAAGCGTATTGAATCATTCATGCCTGATAATACCGTTCGTTTGCCGGAATTTGTTGTTCCGGCAGGATACACGGCGACCCAGGCACTTGTTCAGTTTGCCTTGGAAGGCTTAAAAGAGCGACATCTCCACACCAACAAAGAATATATAGCCCGATTGCGTAAGGAATTGGATGTCATCGATGATCGAGGATTCTCTAAGTATTTCCTGACAATGAAGTCTATTGTTGATGTGGCAACTGAGGCAATGCTAGCCGGCCCAGGTCGTGGCTCTGCAGCCGGCTCACTAGTTGCCTACACTCTGGGGATCACCCAGGTTGATCCAATTAAGCATGGATTATTGTTTAGCAGATTCCTTCGCTCCGATGCCACAGACTATCCCGATATTGATTACGATGTATCCGACAGCATGGCTCTTAAAGAAAAGTTGGTAAAGATGTGGGGGGAAGATTGTGTTGCTCCAATTTCAAACTGGAACACGCTTCAACTTAAGTCGTTGATTAAGGATATTTCAAAACTATACAACATCCCTTTTACCGAAGTTAACACGGTAACCTCTATTATGATGCGCGAGGCAACACCCGAGGCAAAGAAGAAACACGGTATTCGCGCCGGCGTCTATAGCCCGACATGGGAAGAAGTAATTGAATTTTCTCCGACGTTGCAGAAGTATCTTGCGCAACACCCCGCAGTCAAAACACATGTTGAAGGCCTTGTGGGGCAAGTGCGTTCGTGTTCTAGACATGCCGGAGGCGTTGTTATTGCTGAAGATCTTGATCACAATATGCCTTTGATTAATTCAGGAGGTGTGCGACAAGCACCGTGGGCAGAGGGACAGAATGTTCGCCATCTTGAGCCGATGGGATTCATTAAGTTTGATCTTCTTGGGCTTTCCACGCTTAAGATGATGGAAGGGTGCATTGAACATATTCTCCGTCGCCATTATGCAATTGACGAACCCACATTCGTACAAGTACGAGACTACTATAACAAATATTTGCATCCTGATAGGATTGACATGAACAACCAAGAGATTTATGAAAACATTTTTCATAAAGGCAGATGGGCTGGTATATTTCAGTTCACGGAGCAAGGAGCGCAGAAGTTCTGTACTCGTGTGAAGCCACGCAATATCATTGATGTCTCTGCCATCACGTCTATTTATCGCCCGGGCCCATTGGCCGCGAACGTTCACGATGAGTATGTAGAGGCGAAGGAAAGTCCCCACTACATTAATTACTTAACGGACGAATCCCGCGAGATTACCGAAGAGACATTTGGGTTCCTTATTTTCCAAGAGCAGATTGCTTTACTAGCTCACAAGCTCGGTGGTCTCACTCTTGATGAAGGCAACATGCTTCGCAAGGTGTTAACCAAAAAGGGCACTGGCAAGAGTAGCGTTAAAGGCAGACTTCGTAACAAATTTATCGAAGGATGTTCTCGTAATGGGATTAAGGCAGACGAAGCAACAGGTCTTTGGAACAAGTTTGAATATTTCTCCGGCTATGGATTCAATAAATCCCACGCAGTTTCATATAGCATCATTTCGTTTCAGTGCGCATGGTTGTGGAACTACTATCCCGTAGAATGGATGGCGGCGTTCTTAGATAAGGAGCCAGAAACCCGAAAGGAAAAGGCAATTAACATCGCAAAGAAATACGGCTTTAACATTGCGCCGCTTGATATAAACAAGTCGGGCACAGTGTGGGAGATTTCCGAAGACGGGAAGACCCTTATCCAGCCTTTGACTTCGATCAAGGGCCTTGGGATGGCAGCTATTGAACAGGTATTGGCCAATCGCCCGTTTATAAACGCAGAAGATCTTCTGTTTCGGGAAGGCGTTTCGTACAGCAAGCTAAATAAAAAAGCCCTAGATGCGCTCTGTCGCGGTGGGGCATTGGATAATATTGTAGACGATAGGTTTACTGGCCGAAAGCACTTTTGGAGTGCGTGTATCGTAGAACGTCCGAAGAGCATGAAGAAGTTTGGTGAAAATCTGGAGCTTTACCACCCAGAAGGAGATTTTACCGAACACGAAATCATTCAATTTAAGACCGATTTAACTGGCGTATTTCCTCTTAACTTGGTAGTGGATGCCGAAATGATTCAAAAGCTACATGAAAAGTATATCCCGCCCATCTCAGAGTTTGATCCAGAGCTACAAATTTGTTGGTTTATTCCGCGCAAGATTGTTCCTCGGAAAACCAAGAACGGAAAACTTTATTGGATCGTTGAAGTGATAGATTCCAACAATGAACTCACCAAGATTCGATGCTGGGGCGTTAAACCCGAGAAGGATCGCATTCAGTTGAATCGTCCTTACATGGCCGCTCTTAAGTATGATCCCGATTGGGGCTTTAGTACTTATGCCATTGGAAGAACATTTAAACAATTAGGATAAGCAATGAACATAATAAGATATTTCAGCCCACTCTTGAAAGANCCCAAGTTTATAGATAACTTGCCAGTTGTTATTAGAGTTAGAAAGTTTGATGAAACGGCAGCTAAAGAATTTGCCGACCAAATGTCAAGGGCACAAAACACAGGACAACCAGTGGTGCCTGTTATTATCGATAGTTACGGCGGACAGGTTTATAGCTTAATGTCTATGATTTCTGACATTAAACACTCATCGCTTCCGGTCGCTACCATTGCGCAAGGTAAAGCCATGTCATGCGGAGCACTGCTATTCAGCTTTGGCACAGAAGGTTATCGTTATATGGATTCAGATGCAACGTTAATGGTTCATGATGTTAGTTCATTGAAGTGGGGTAAAGTAGAAGAAATTAAGGCTAGCGCAGAAGAGACCGAAAGACTTAATAAAAAGGTATATCAAATGATGGCTAAGAATTGTGGTCAACCCAAAAACTATTTTCTCGACATCATACATTCAAAAGGGCATGCAGACTGGTACATAGAGGCCCGAGAAGCAAAAAAACACAACCTAGCCAACCATCTTCGTATACCAGAAATGAGAGTAGAGGCTGAAGTTAGTTTCAAATTTAAGTAAAAAGTACTTGACTTTTTATCGTCATAATGTTATATTTTATAGGTAGCTAAGGAGGGCTTAATGGCCACTACATACGAAGAGAAAAAGCAATACGTTAAGGAATACATTCGTTCACTTAATGCAATTGAAGAGGCAATGGAGCCTTATAAGGATCAGAAGCGCGATTTGCGCAAGGAGTTCCGCGAGAACGGATGGCTTAACACCGATGAAATTCGTGCTGCTGTAAAGGCGTATCGTCTTTACACGCAGAAGTATAACATCGATGAGGTTGTTGAGAATTTTACCCTTATTTCAGGTGGCAACAATAATGATTCTTGAGTACGCCAAGACGCGAGCCGCGGCTTTCGAGCCCCGGCGCGCCAACCCTTCCGACGCGGGCCTAGATGTATTCTATTCGCCCGCCAAGCCACATAGAAAAATGTATATTGCCACCAACACAAGCCGCGTTATTCCGACTGGATTAAAATTTGCCATTCCTCATGGTTATATGCTGGAGGTAAAGAATCGGTCTAGCGTGGCGGCTAAGCGACAGTTGCTGGTGGGCGCATGTGTAATTGATTCGGGATACGAAGGAGAGGTATTCGTTAATCTCCACAACATTGGGAGCGAAAGCCAAACCCTTCATCCGGGCGACAAGATTGCCCAGCTGGTGATGACGCCCGTGGTACATTTTCGACCGTCGGAAACGACAGAAGACACTCTCTACACTTACCCAATGACTATTAGCAATAGAGGCGAAGGCGCTTTGGGGAGTACCGATGAATCGTAAAGAAAGAAGAAAAAGGGAGAAGCTAGGAAAGAAAATGAAAGTAGCAAATTCCGATGTTATCCATATGATCAGCGAATGCCCCATACATGGGAGATATGATGCGAACAATCTTTGTGCTTGTTATGATGAAGGTGGCTCCCACGCTGACGTAGAATATGGCTCTGAATCTCAGTTGGATTCGCTAAATTTCAAGCCTCTATTCACGACGTCAGACGGTCTACCAATAGGATTTTGCCCCATCCATGGTGAAACGACAGTTAGCGAAGCAGGTATTTTTCAATGTGGATGTTTCGATGAACATGGAAACAAGATAGTCCACTTGACTGATAACCCGACAGCGGGAGACACGAACTAAATGAATAAAGCAGCACAAGTAGTTATGTTTTCAAGTAAAACTGGCGACTGGGAGACTCCGCAAGATTTTTTTGACAAACTCAATTGGCGCTTCGGGCCCTTTGACTTGGATCCTTGTTCTAGTGCACAGAGTGCAAAGTGCGCAAAGTTTTTTACAGAAGAAGACGACGGACTCGCCCAAGATTGGGGTGGTCATACTGCTTTTGTAAATCCTCCCTATGGTCGAGGTATTGATAAGTGGATTAAAAAGGGATACGATGAAGCACGTAAGAAAAATACAAGGGTAGTAATGCTTATCCCATCCCGCACCGATACCAAATATTGGCACGATTATGTCATGCTAGCAGATGAAGTTTACTTTGTCAGGGGTCGCCTTAAATTTGGAAGTAGCAATAATAGCGCCCCATTTCCGTCCGCGGTGATAGTATTTGACGGCAGCAATTTATCACAAATGTTTGGAGCAATAAATCGATGAATCGCAAGATCCGCCGAGACTTGGAAAAGAAAATGGGCAAACAAACTGTCGACAATATTGCCGAAAAAATTTTCCAGTTTAATAGATTGCCAGATACATGTAGTACATGTCAGGAGCCATTCAATAAGAAAGACAAAGACATGGTACAATCATGGAGTGTGGTTGTGAGGCAAGAGGCGGTTCGCTTATTTTGTCCGACGTGTATCAAAAAAACACAGGAGGTTTTAAATGGCTATTCAGAGACTATCGAAAGAAGCGCTAGCGATGATTCTTAATGGTGACATTAAAGATGATTCCACATGTGTGGTAAAGTTTTACTCTAACGGGTGCCACTTGTGCCATGGCTTACGAGAATATTATGAAGAGATATCTAATAAAGAAAAATACAATGAATTGCATTTTTTTGCGTTTAACGTAGATGATTATCCAGAGGTTGAAAAAATTATGAAATTTGATGGCGTTCCATCAATATTTGTAATTCATACGAACATTGGGAATAGACGCCCAGCACTTCGGTTACTAGCGGAGCCAGAGGAGCCCAATGATAAAACATGGTATAAGGTCAAAGACATTACTCGGTTTATTGATAGGGAGGCATTATGAGAAAAACATTATGTTATGATGATGTATTGTTGGTGCCCCAATACTCCGATATTCGCTCACGTTCAGAAATCGATATTTCAACCGATCTAGGAAAAGGATTAGTATTACAAACACCAATCATCGCCTCCCCAATGGATACAATATCGGGAGAAAAGATGGCAATTGCCATGTCGGAGTGCGGTGGTACCGCAATCGTTCATCGGTATAATAGCATCGAAGAACAAATGCGAATCGTAACCGGCGCCCGTGAAAATGGCAACGACAAGCTCATAATCGGTGCAGCCGTAGGAATTAGTGGGGACTTTTTAAACAGGGCAGCAATACTGCAGATTGCCGGCGCCGACTTTATATGCGTTGACGTAGCTCATGGTCACCACATTGCCATGAAAGAGGCTTTGCGCACCCTGCGCAGCGCGCTTGGCGATGATATGCACATTATGGCCGGAAACATCGCAACATTCAAAGGCATCAATGATTTGGCAGATTGGGGCGCTGACTCCATACGCTGCAACATCGGCGGTGGCTCAATTTGTTCAACCCGCGTCCAGACCGGCCATGGCATGCCTGGGTTACAAACGGTTCTTGAATGCGCCATGACGAATCGCAATGTAACAATCATTGCAGATGGCGGTATTAAAACTTCCGGAGACATTGTTAAGGCGCTGGCTGCAGGTGCTGATGCTATCATGGTCGGCTCTTTGCTGGGTGGCACCGATGAGGCCCCCGGAGATATTATGACTGATAACGAGAATAATCGCTGGAAGATTTATCGCGGGATGGCCAGCAAAGAAGCCCAAATTGATTGGAGAGGAAAATATTCATCGTTTGAGGGCATCTCTGCAACAATCCCATACCGTGGTTCCGCAAAAGAGATCATGAATGATTTAGAAAGAGGGGTGCGCTCAGGGTTTTCATATTCTGGAGCAAGAAACTTATGCGAGTTACAAGCAAAATCAGAATTTATCCAACAAACTTCTGCCGGCTTTAGCGAAAGCAAGACGCATATAACCAATAGGAATTAACAATGTCTGAAGAAATTATGTATGGGAGAAAAGAAAAGCGTATAGTTTTTACAGACACCGATCACAGGCACGCCCAATTAATCATTAGACTAAAACACGACGGACTAACGCAATCGTCTTTTTTTAGACATCTCATTACCGGCTACATTGAGGGCGATCGTCGGATACAAGATTTTATAAATGAGATGGGTGAGCTATCACAAGCAAAAAAACGCAAAAGTAAAGTCCTCGCAAATGCTGGAAAGAAAACACTTAGCGCGCTCGGCATAGGGGAAGAGCAAGTAGAGGATATCTTTGATTTAATTGCAGAGGAACACCCAGATTTATGAAGGATGGTTTATTGTCATGCAGCAGAATATGCAGGGCTACCAAAATAAACTGTAACAAAGTTGACTGCAAATTTTTTATAGATTATAGTGACGATTACAATTGTTGTTTAATATCTATTTATGAAAATGGCTTTATGACTTTAAGACAAATTGGTGAACGTTTGAAAATTTCTTTTGCAAGAGTTAAACAAATAGAAACTAAAGCACTTAAAAAAATGAAAAAGAGCAAGCTAATTTCTTGATTATTTAAGGATATTGTGATTTAAAGCACTATTTATATTTGGAATTCCATTTTAAGGAGAAGAATTTATGTCCCGTAAGAAACTTTTAACTGAAGCTGAGATTCGTCAGTTTATGAAACTAGCCAAACTCCCAGTAGTAGGAGCGGGCCGGATAAATGAATTAGCATTAGAAGATGAGGAGCCGCCCGAAGGGCTGGGTGTGGAAGTACCTCCCGAGGCTGAGTTGCCCCCCGAGGCTGAGTTGCCCCCCGAGGGAGAATTGGACGTGGAACCAGGCGCAGAAGGCGCCGATATGATTCCCGTCGATGACTTTTTGGACGCGCTAGATTCAGCACTCGAAGATGTCATGAAAGAACCGGTTAGTATCGAAAGAGACACCGAGGAAGAGGAAGAAGAGGAAATAGTAGAACCAGACATGGACCTGGAAGCCGAAGAGGAAGAGGAAGCCGGTTTGGGTGTTCCCCCGGGCCCCGAGATGGGTGCCCCCCTTGAAGAAGAGGCTCTCGTCGCTGAGGTTGCTCGCCGAGTCGCTGCACGTCTCATGAACGATAAAAAGAATAACGATCTTGCCTCCCAGTTAGCTGAAAGAATATTCAACAAAATTACCAAAAGATAAGTTGACAAACCCCCTTACAGGATATTACAATAACCACTGATATCTTCGGTGGTTATTTACTTTAAGGATGTAGCATGGAATGGATTTTATATCTCCTAACTTTCGTTTTTGGATACGCAACTTGTAGGACGTTTTATTTTCTAAGATCATCGCGATTGAGTTTGTTGTTATTAAAAACATCTCACTTAATTTATCTCTCGACAATCATAAAAGCTCTTGAGAACTTTTCATATTCGCGAGAGATAATGCGCGAGCACATGTTGAAAACAGAAAAGAACGGCGCCCAAATTAGCTCGTTTGAATATAGGTTCGACGAAGAAGTAAGGAACCTTAAAAATTGTTCGATTCGAACTCTGATCGATCAGCACCCGACATTTTTTAAAAACACCTTAAAATTTCATGATTGGGAATCTTCAATGGGATATCTGATGGAGAACAAAGAAGTTGCTTTGAGGTTTTGGAGCAACGATAGATGATAAATAAAATTAAAGATGCAATTAAAGATGCAATCAAAGTAATTCTAACAGAGGAAGAAAAACTAGATGAGAAAATTGTTGTCATCGACCAAGCAGCTCTAAATGAGTTAGCGCACCCAGAAGGTAGTAGTCCGCAGGCGCCTGACTTACGAGTAATCGGGCTATTCGCAGAGATTATCGAAGACAAAATAGCTGAATTAATTCACGCTCTTTTGCACATGAGTGAGGCCAACAAGGGCATCCCGGAAGAAGAGAAACAGCACATCGATTTTTATCTATCAACATATGGCGGGAATGCAGATGATATGTTTGCCTTTTATGATGCAATGAGGATCGTAAGAAAAGACACAGAGATTCACACAATCGGTCTTGGTAAGGTTATGTCAGCCGGCGTCCTGCTTCTCGCAGCCGGCACCAAAGGAAAACGCAAGATCGGCAAAAACTGTCGCATCATGATTCATTCTGTTGTTTCCGACAGTCACGGTTCTTTTCACAATCTCCTTAACGAAATGGAAGCAGTCGAACAAATACAAAAAATGTATACAAATTGTTTGGTAAAAGAAACAAAAATGACGAAAAAGGATCTCAAAAAAATGTTAGAACGTAAAGTTAATGTCTATTTATCTGCAGAAGAAGCTATAAGTTTAGGTATAGCTGATATAATTATTTGAGGTTTTTGAATGTCTGACTTAAGAAACATATTAAAAGAAGAATACATAAAGAAAGAGAGGGCGATAACCCCACAAATATTGATTCAGATGATCGAAGAGATCATGAATGTTCCACTAGGCAATCTCACTGACGCGGAGATTCCGTTAGACACTCTCTCTGAAGCCGAGCGCTTCAGTATACATATTCCCATCCCGAAGTTGAACCCCAATGAAGCCTGGGGAGATCCCAATAGCCAATCGAGAAAGGACATTGACAGAATTTTTGCCTCCATTACTAGGCAGCCAAGCGTCCAAGCCAGAATCGCCCACGTCAATAGTTTTGTTGATCCTGCCATGGCAACCAGAAAAGGCACCGGCATGAGATTTAACGCCGTTTTAAACATGATGATGATCATCGAGGCACTCCAAGCATGTCTCAATGACTATAGCGAATCCGCATCCGGCTTCGTATTTGAGGGGTTTATGGCGGCGGTCACGGGAGGGAAACAGATCTCCGGTCGCGTTGGTGGCACCCTTCCGATTGAGGACTTTGTTACGGGTGACGAGGAGCCAGTCAGTCTTAAATTATTGAGCCCAAAT